GCCGCCGCAGGAGTAAGTAAGTTGTTGCAGATAAGCGCAGGAGCGGCTTATTCAGACAACCATGAAGTAGTAGAGTTTGATTGCGCACCAAGGCTTAGTGTCTTGCAAGAAGTATTAGAGGAAACAAGCCGTAAGGTAATTATATTTGCACCGTTTAGGCATAGCATTGATACCATTAACACACACTTGCTAAAACATAACATCGCCTGTGAAGTTATAAACGGTGATGTGTCTGTTAATAAACGCACGGATATATTTAAACGCTTTCAAACAACAGATGCGCCAAAAGTATTAGTGATTCAGCCACAAGCCGCATCACATGGCGTAACATTAACTGCGGCTGACACCGTTGTGTTTTATGGTCCGGTGTTTTCCGTAGAGACGTACTTGCAATGTATTGCACGAGCAGACCGAATTGGTCAGACAGCAACTAATGTTACTGTGATACACTTACAAGGTAGTGAGATAGAAAAGAAGATGTTTGACCGCTTAGAGAAACGTGTTGAAGGGCATGATCTTTTGCTAAACCTATATAAGGAAGAACTTAAGTTATAAGGAAAACCCTATGTTCGGTTGTAATGCTGTCTTTTATGATGTAAAATATTTTACAAGGAACCTAAAATAATGAATGATGAAAACGAAGTTATACCGCTAGATAAACTAGCAAGGGTGTATCGCAAGATATACACCAAAGTTCAAGACTTGACAAAAGAGTATGAGAGTCAGATTGAAGAACTTAAAGCAAAACAAGACGAGATTAAGAACGCCATGAAAGACCAAATGATGGCGCTAGGTACTTCATCTGTGAGAACAGACGAAGGCACTATTATCTTGTCGCAAAAAACACGCTACTACACAAACGACTGGGATTCATTTAAGCAGTTTGTAATAGAGCATGATGCATTAGACTTGTTTGAGAAACGGATTGCACAAAAGAACATGTCTATGTTTTTGGAAGAGAACCCCGGAAGTGTACCGGCGGGGTTAAATTCTATGTCGGAGTATGCAGTAACGGTACGTAAACCAACTAACTAAGGAGTTTTACAAATGGGCGAAATAGCCAACTTTAATCCTGCCAAAACCCCAGCATTTGCTAAAAAAGGGGAAGTATCAACACTAGCCAAGAGCCTTGCAGGGGGTGGAATAAACACTGGCAGTAGTAAACGTATCTCTATCAAGGGCGGTGTATTCCGCCTGATGGCAGATGGTAAAGAAATTACATCTATTGACGACCGCCATTTAGATGTTGTTATTGTTAATGCGGCACCAAAAATCAGCCGTACGTTCTACGCATCACAGTACGTAGAGGGCGAGACTAAGAGTCCTGATTGTTGGTCAGCCGATGGCGATACACCCGACGCATCAATTGATGAGCCACAGCATAGCAACTGCGCATCATGCCCAATGAATGTAAAAGGGTCTGGTCAGGGCGATTCCAAGGCTTGCCGGTTTTCACAACGACTTGCTGTGGTATTAGCTAACGACATTGAAGGTGATGTTATGCAGTTAACTCTAGCGGCTACGTCAATCTTCGGTAAAGAAGAAGGCGACAAGCGTCCGTTACAGGCATACGCTCGTTACTTAGCGGCTCAAAACATCAACCCTGAGACACTAGTTACACGTCTACGTTTTGATACTAAAGCGGCTGTGCCCAAGCTATTCTTCCAACCTGCACGTTGGTTAGAAGATGAGGAGTATGAAGTTACTGTTGCCAAGGGTGCGTCAGTAGAAGCCAAGAACGCAGTAGCAGTTACGTTCTCAAAGGCTGAGAAGCCACTAGCATTAGAGGGCAAAAAGCCTAGCTTGCCTAAACTAAAGCCGATGGTTGCTGAGGAAGAAGCTGAGGTAGACGAGCCCGAGAAGCGCAAGCCTGCCGTAAAAGCTAACGCAGTTCCGCAAAAGAAAGCTGGAAGTTTAGCGGCTACTGTATCGGAGTGGGATGATGAGTAAGCTCACGCAAGAGCAAATTGATAGGCTAAAATCGGTTGCACGTAGCCCTAGGATAAACCACATGGATAATCCACTGTTTGGGAAACCAAACGAGTTGTTGGATGAAACTATAAAGTTTATTAAAGAGCAAAACCCGTCAGCTTTTTTAACTGAAAGCGAGTTACCGTATAGGGTTTTTATGCATAAGCCTAGGGATAACTCTGAAGTACCATATGCTGCGTATTATCATCAGTAGATAGTTCGGGGGGAAAGCGGGGAACACGTCGGCTCGGCGACGCTAAACAGCCTGTAGTTTTATCAATTCGCACGCTAGTACCCCCACCCACAACTTAACGAGAAAATTATGGCTTATTCAGATACAATAAAACAGACTACAAAAGTAGCACCCAAAACGCTAGGCAATCAGCTAGGACGTTGGGCAATTAGTTTAAACTTCCCAGTTATTGAGATAGCAAAATTTACAGGCGCAACAAGGCAAACGGTATACAACTGGTTTAGCGGAACGGATGTAACACCCGCATACAGAAACAGCGTTCAGTCTTTGTTGAACATACTACAATCTAGCCGTACAGTTGAAGAGGCAATGAGAAAATGCATATCAAACAAGTAGCAACAAAACGGCTAGCAGGCAAAGTAAAACAATAAACTCGAGGGGTATATATGACGTCGCAGGAATTCCTAGCGACTGTGCTACCTACTTCGGGTGCTTACTGCGCCGTTGAAATTAGCACAGCTAAAAAAGAACACGTCTTTGTTCAAACGATTGACGAGCTGTACAACGCCGCTATGGCGTTTGATTCAAAAGGCTATAACTCATTTTACGCATTAGCCACGTTCAACGACAAGGGCAAACGCTTAACTGAAAACGCTCTGAAGATTAAGTCTTTGTTCTTGGACATTGACTGTGGGGATGGTAAGGGCTACGCAACTAAAGCAGAAGCAGCAGATGCTTTGGATACGTTTCTCTCTACAACGGCTTTGGCAGAGTTAGGTACACCTTGGGTTATATCTAGTGGTGGGGGCTTGCATGTATATTGGGCTTTTACTGAAGAAGTTGATATAGCTGTTTGGAAACCTGTTGCTGAGAATCTAAAGCGTTTGTGCGTTAAAAAAGGGTTAAAGATTGACGCTATGGTTACAGGCGATGCGGCTCGTATTCTACGTGTGCCCGACACAAGTAACTACAAACAGGCTAAGCCACGCAAAGTTAAGATTATAATTGAGTCTTCGCCCAAGACTTTTAACTTTGAAACTATAGCTGGTGCGTTAAAAGAAAAGATGAACGGCTCAGCATATGAGGGTTTACCCGCATTACAGTTAGCAGGCAAACGTCCGAAAGCAATACCTAACGCCAACAGCGTTACGCTAATAGAGAACAGTTTTACCTTGATGTCTAATATAGGGGATAAGTGTGGGCAGATTAATTATTATCGTGAGCACGCAAGTCAAGATGGCATGGAGCCGTTGTGGCGTGGCATACTAAGCATAGCCAAGTATTGTGAAGACGGCGAGGATGAAGGTTTGGCTTTATCAGCCCTACACCCATATGAACCCGAAAGACATATACAGAAATGGCACGCTATTAAAGGTCCGTATGCCTGTATTAAATTAGATGAAGCAAATCCGGGTGTGTGCGAAACGTGCCCACACTTCAACAAAATCACTAACCCACTAGCCCTTGGGCGAGAAATAAATACCAATACCGAAGCCAAAGACATCATTATCGAATCAGCCGAGCCACAAGCCGAGCAGATTGTCATAAGCAAACCTATTCCACCGAAGGGTTACACTTATGGCGCTAAGGGGGGTATCTTTATGGACAAGATGCTAGAAGATGAAGACGGCAAGAAAGCACGTAAGCAGATTATGTTGTTGCCGTATGACTTGTTTGCGATGGATATTTTAAACAACAAGAAAGAGCACTTAGTGCATATGATGGCTTTTAGACCCGAAGGACCGGTCGATGTTTTAATTCCACAACGTGCTGTGGTGAGTAAAGATGAGACAGTTAAGCATTTAGCCAATCAAAACATCATAGCTGCGTATGGTTCCGGTAACGATAAACACCTATTTGAATACGTTCGTGGGTGCGTTGAATTTGTTAGCGCTAATAAAAAAGCTGTAAAAGTTCCTACTAGCTGTGGTTGGCAAGCAGACAAGGTTTTTGTTTATAACAGCCGTGTGTATTATCCTGATGGCAAAGACGTGTATGTACCAACGCCTGACCTTGAGAATATAAATCGTGCCACAACGCCAACAGGCACTTTGGATAATTGGAAAAAAGTATTTAACATGCTAATTGCTCGTAAAGAGTGGAATATTTTAGCAATGTCTTTGGTTGGACCGGCATCGTTGCTTATGAAATTTGCTGACTATAATGGCTGTGTATACCACTTGGGTTCTTCTGAGTCAGGCACAGGTAAGTCGCTTTCGCTAGAGTTAGCGGCTAGTTTCTTTGGGCATCCTGAGCAATATCGTGTAACACAGAGTACGTCAACTGTAGCGGGGCAACAAAGACAGGGCTTGCTTAACAGCTTGCCGTTTATTATAGATGAGACAACAAGTAAGAGCCGTAGCGATTTTGAATGGTTGCCTGCGTTCCTGTTAGATTTAACGCAGGGTAAAGGCAAAGATAGGATGGAAGCTGGCAGTAACAAAGAAAGAGTAAACGACACTACATGGCATTTATTATGTTTACTTTCATCTAATACGCACGTCATGGATTTTCTATCGGGCGCTCGCAAGCACTCATCACAAGGCGAAATGTTTCGTTTGCTTGAATTAAAAATGAGCAAAAAAATATCGTTTACTGACGAGGAAGGTTTAGCGCTTAGCCTATTAAAAGAAAACTATGGCGTTGTTGGGCGTGAGTTCATTCGTTGGCTAGTTAAGAACTACGACACGGCTAAGAAAATTGTTGCTGAGAATAAAAAGCATCTTAAAAAAGAGTTTGAGGCTAATGAGGATGAACGCTTTTGGACTGCGGGTAATGCGTGTATCGTATCTGTAATACAAATGCTTGGCAAAGACTACGCCAACTTAATTGATATTCCCAAAGGTCCTATTGTCGATGTGCTACGCTTGATGGTGTATAACTCTCGTGGGATTATTTACGGCAGTGTGCGTACGCCAGAAGACATATTAAACGCATACTCTAGAGAGTTCTTTGGTAAATTTGTTGTGGTAAAAGCGGTTGATGGTACTGTAAGCGCTATGCTAGGCGGTGGTAGAGAAGTAGATCAGTCGTTAACGAGGTCAGATGTAGCAGGACGGGTCGAGCATAATATGATACCCGGACACATTGATTACTTTATTGAGGAGCAGTTGCTTAAGAATCATTGCGTGGCTATGAGTTATGGATACTCTGACTTTAAAGAAGGGCTTGAAAAGCTACCAAACTACAAGGTTAAATACATGCGCAAAGACATGTTATCTAAGACTCGAGGTCCTACCATGCGGGTAAACGTCATGCACATATCAAGACCTATTAGTGAGAATGACATCGAAGATTAAAGTGTATTACCCTTGGAAAAATACCCCTGTCAAAGGGGTATTTTTTGTACCTACATTAAAGCTAGACGAGACAAAACAAAACGGATTAAGTGCGGCAATACATCATGGGTGTTTAGGCAAAGCAGAATACGGCACTGTAGACGGACGACTAGGCGTTATGTTTACTCGCGTTCGCTAGATAAATCCCGTGAAAGTTCTATTTTTTCTTTTCTAATTTCATCAAGTGCCTTACGTTTGTCGCCTGCGGACATGTTAGGGTCTGACCTAATTTCTCTTTCGTCGGCAGTAAGTTGACCCATCTTCTTAACAAAACGCCCAGCCATAGATGCCATACCTAGTAAATCGGCTTTAGCATCAGCGTATTCTTCTGCCTCTTTATCACGCCCTTCTTCTTCGAGCTTGCTATATGTTTTCTTAGCTTTTTGCACGTCCTCTATGTCTTTGTATGCTCGGTTAATAATACCGCCAGCATCATTTGATTGGAAGAACGAACCAAACAACGGCATTTCGCTAGCCTTCATTTCTGGTTTAACTTCGGAACTAAACACAGGGTTTGTTAAAGAAGCAACTGCCAATGGTACAGAACCTAAGTAACCACGCACAGCGTAATCAAGCATAACAGGAGACAGGTATTTACCAATTACAGGTATCTGTCCTGTTACGCTACCAATTAGTTTAGATATTTCAGACGTGTTTTGATTGAACTGTTCGTTAGGGTCTACTCCCGCAAGCCGTTCACCTATGATGCTACGACCGGTATAGAAAGAATGATCAGCTAAGATTTCAATAGGCGTTTTAATAGCTTGAGGTATTGCGCTAGGTCCGACAGGTACGGCGTTTAATACCATACGGCGTAACGCATCTGCCGCTTCTGAAGCTTTTTTATCCCCAAACATTACGTTTGCCAACGCCTCTGGCACTGCTTTAAAGATAATACCAAGCTCAAACGGAATTGGAATCTTAACAGGCTCGTCAGATAAAGGCGTTCTTACAAACCAGTTGTTGTATCGCTCTTCGTCAGTAGCATTTTGATATGCCTCGTCGTCTTCCATTGCAAGTGCGTACATAAAGGACAATGCAAACATCATAGCGCCACGTTGGAATAACTTACGTCTGACGTTAAGTTTTTCATTAAACGGCATCTTGCCAGTAAACGCTTTATACAATACGTTTAAACCTTGCATCTGTGCGTTCATAAACGGCACCATTGTAGATAACCAATACAAGCTAGGCGATGTACCACGTTGGCTAAACGGCATTGTTTTATGCGTAGCTAAAATAGCTTCCATTTCAGTTAGCCCTTGTTTTAGGTAACTGTCAAACGCAACTTGACGAGTAGCAGCATCACCTTGTAGGGCTAACAAATCTAGCTTAGACATTATCCTATCCCATACAGGAGCGCCTTTACCGCTAGTAATCTGCAACATAACTTTCTGTATGTCTTCCGGTGTACCGCTAAACACATGGCTACTTAATACGCCTAAGTCTTCTATTCCCGAAGCATTGTCTTTAGTGTTACGGAACGCCTTAGCCACAGCTTTAAAGGATGTAAGCATAGGCACAGTATCTACACCGGCTGCCATAGTAGCAACAAAAGGGTCACGAATAACTTGGCGTAAAGCGTACGCTGGATTACGTGTTACCCATGTACGTAACAGATTAGCTGGCATGCCCATAATTTTTACTATAGTAGGCAGACTAACGCTAACACCTTCTAAACCGTGGACTAAAAGCTCGGAGCTAACACCGGCAGCCTCTGTATTTACTACAGCAAACTTAGGCTCACCATCTATTTTAAAACGTATAGTGCTAGAGTTAGCAGGACCATTACCGTCCCCAAAACCTCTTTTTTCTTTCAACAGACCCATGCTGTTTAACGCAAACGCAATGTTGCGGGTTGACAAATTACTTAACGCCATTTCCATCAGCATGTTGGTATTCTGTAGCGCACCAGCGTAAATATCAACAATACGGTCATCTCCTCCGACAAGCGCTTCTAAATTCTTTTGGTATTTTAAGTTACCAATTACGATGCGGTTTGTTCCACCAACATCTAAAACAACGTCGTCGCCTATCTTACGATAGTACGGAATGTAGTCGTTGTACATAGTAAGTTCGTAGGCTTGTTTTTTACTCATTGTGCCAACGGCTACCTGTAAGTCTAACAAGTCTCGGTTGTATTGGTCATACACAGCGTCGGCTTTTTCAAATACGGCTTTAAGCTGTTTATTGTTTTCAACGTCCCGCATAGCATCGCTAAGCATTTTTGGTGTTACATCAGGGCTGAAGTTAAGTTTGTCTAGCCCAACACGTTTTGCACGTTTAGCAATACGGTAAATACTATATGCGTTTCTCACGCCTTCTGCGTTACCCCAGTTAGCCGTAGACAATATCTCGGCTAACTTCTTCATGTTAGCGCCTTCTTCTTCTGAAGATAAAACAAAACCTGCACCGTTCTTTTCTTTACGCAGTTTTGGTACGCCCTTGGATATAGCCTTTGAAAGCCAAGCAAAGCGTTGGTCGTACATACTAACGTAATATTGTATCTGTGTAGCCGTAAGGGAGTTAGCCATACCCTTGTTTTCAAAAACACGCATCAAAGGCGCAAGCCGGTCAAAAAACTTAGTGTTAAATATTAAACCAGCATTTGATGTAAAAGTTCGTTTATATAAAGATTCTTGTTTCTTAGTTAACAAACGTCCGCTTGCAGTAGCTAATCCGCCACTGTTAGGTCCGTACTCAGCTTCTTTAGTGCGTAATTGAATCTCGCCGTCACGTCCTACATATAAGCCAACACCAGCTTTAGATGATTTACGTGCGTCACGTAAAATTTTGTATACATCCGAAGTGTTAATGTCTAAGTTAATACCCATCTTACGTAGGGCTGCTCTTACAGCGCCAACTAAAGCTTTAATAAATTCGTTAGCTCTGCCTAAGAAACCTTTATCAACACGGGCTTCAGATACGTGCGCAATAACTTCCCGTAATGCTTTACCTAAAGCAAATTCTTCTGATTTGCCACCACGTTTAGCAGACGCATAAGCAGCTGCGGCATCTTCTGCAACACCTAGTTTTTCAGCTAAACCTAATACACCGCCTTCTTGTTTAGAGACTTTAGCTGCTAGAGCGTCTAACCCATCCTGCCCTAATACGCCTTCTACCCCTAAGTGTCCTGTAATTTCGTGGGCTAATGTGCGGTCTAAATCTTTAAGGTCTGCATGATTATCCGCAATAACAAACACGTCTCCGTTAGCCAACACACCACCACGCAAACCATCAAGCTCTGCATCTGTATATCCTTGGGCTACTAACTTTTCACGTAAACCCCTAGGCAGTTTAGCCATTACAAGCAGTTTTAAACCTTTAGGCATAGTTATTTTGTTAACGTGCGCCTGTGCTTGCGGTTGCTCTAATCCTTTTCCGTCATGTGCTTTTTCAATACGTGGGTCTAGCTTATCGTTAGAAAATCTAAACACACTATTTATGTAATCGTTTTGATCTAGCCCAGACTCGCTAACATCATCAGGGTACATAAAATTATTTTCTACCATGCGTTTGTATTCTTCAACGCTCTTAAACGGCAGGTCAAGAACATTAAGTTCTTTTTCAAGAAACTTTTGTGTATTTTCTTCCGTTTGCAGTTCTTCAAACGCTTGTCTAAATTCTGTCTTTAACAGTTCTCTAGTTAAAAAAGCTTCTTTTTCTTTAGCGTTTAAATCTTTAGCACGTTCAACTAATTTATCAATAGCTTTATCGTTAAGCGCTGGCTTTATTTGTTCATTAATTTTATTAAGTTTTGCTAAATACGCTTCTTCTATTCTAGTTGTATACGCTTCTAGCGTTAAACCAGTTTTTGCAATTAACTGTTCTTCAGCCTGTGTTAAAGCCTCGCCTTTTTCTTTTTTAGCTTCGGCGGCTCTAATTAATTTTTGTATTTGTTTATGAATCTCCGTTGGCTTAAATCGGTTTTCAAACGCCTCACGTTTTAGACGACCCCTACCACGTAAAACACCAAAGTCTTCATTTTTAGCAACCATTACATCCGCAGTAAGCGCTATAGTTTCATTATCATATCTTTTACGCCCGTTAGTATCTTCGGGTCGTTTAATTGCTAAATGTTTTGCTAACCGTTTCTCACGTTTTTCTAGTTCACCAGCTCGTTGTTTTTCGCTTAATCGTTTTGCAAGCCGTTCAAGCATACGTTTTGTTTCTTCAGTCTGCTCTGCCTGCAAAGCTTTAAGGTCTTGCTCTCTAGCTAAAGCGCCTTTTGGACCAACCGCTGTAACAACACGTTTAGACTGGCTATAAAAAGAAGCTTGGTTTTCGTACTTCTGTCTTACTTGTTCTATTTCAGCTTTTATGTTTGATGCTTCTGGAGTGTTCTCGTTAACACCCGCAAGGTCTATATAAAGTTGAGTAAGGCTATTTTCTTCAGTACCAAATCCTACTTTTTCTCCGTACTCTAGTGCGTCAGCTTCAAGCTTATTAAATGCCGCTTGTTTTTGCGCTATTTGTTTAGTGCGCTCAGCTTCAGGTATATTTAAAGCTGTTTTAAGATCATCAATTTCTTTCCGTAACTTACGCAGCGGACCAACTTTTTTAAGCATGTTAGTAAAATCAATATTACGTAACGTAGCTTGCGTAGTAACTATAGTAGATTTTTTACCATACAGACCTAAACCAGTCTTAATTCCAGCTTCTGATTCACTAGCTTTAACAGTCTTCTTAATTTGTGCAGCTTCAGAACTTGTTTCTTTAGCTCTAGCAACGGCTTCATCCGAACGCTTTTGTTCAAAGTATGCGGTTTTTTGTTTTTGAAATTCGGTTGATGTTTCTAAATATTGTTCGGTAAGAGCTTTAAGTTGTTTAAAATCATCAGCAAAGTCTGTACGTACCTTTGCCTCAACATTACTTTTTTCTCGAGCGTATATAACCTGTAGTGTTTTTAAGATTTTATCTATCTTATCAAACACGTCTTTTTCTATTTCTTTAGCTTCGTTGTAAGCGTTTTTAGCGTCCTGTGTTTGGTCGTTTAAAGATGCAACATACCCAGTCATATTTGCAAGCGTTAACCTGTCAAACAAACGCAAAATAGCATTACTTTTAGTTCTTTTAGCAAACGTAGGAGCGTCAATATACTCTTTATAAAAAAACAAATCTCTTAATTCGTTTGCTTCTGTAGCTGCAACAGGCATATTAGATTCAACTAATTTTTTTAAAGACTCAGATATACGTGCGTGTTCGTCTAACAAGTCCTGCGCTTTTTTCTGTAGCTCTTGCAGTTCTTTGGGCAGCTTAATATCATCAGCCATTGTTTCAGCGGTAATAGCTTCTGGCTCTTTGTACGCTGGCGGTTTAATATCAGCGCCAAATACACGCTTAACAGTTTCAATAAACTCGCCAATCTGTTCCCGTTCAGCGTCACGCATACCTGTGCGTATAGCGCCTTTACCTAACTGTTCGCCTAAATTAAATTGGCGTCTTTCTTTGCCGTATTCGTTTTCAGCATCTAGTAACTGCTTTTCTAAGTTTCTTACTTGTGTATCTTGCGCTACTAATTTGTCTTGTATTTCAGTTGAACGCTCATCTAACTCCTTAAGAGTTGCATCTATTTTTTTGTTTTCAACCGTTTTGCTTCTTTTTGCTTTTGTTTTTTCAGTAGTTGCACTTTGTAATTCTTTATATAACTTATTAACAAGTTTCTGTGTATTGGCTACAAAAGTACGTGGATTAGCAACAGTTAACGTACCTTTTTTAAAGTCTAAAATATCTTTAATTGCTTGATTGTGTGCAGCTTCTGCTTCTTTAAATTTTTGCTCAGCGGCTTCAAGATTATCATCTAATTCATTTCTTTTTTTCTGCGCTGCTAACCTATTTTTTGTAATTTCAGCTTCAGTGTTTTCTTTTTCTTGTTTTACTTCTTGTAAAGTTTCGTTTTCGTCATAAAAACGATTTTCTAAATTGTCTGCATCTAGTCTAAGCTTTTGTAAAGTTTCAGTGGCTTCGCCTGCAAATTCTGCATCTGTAATGCCCGCTTCGCTCATGTACTTTTTATAGCGCTCTTTAGCGCTTGAATCATTTAAATCAAACCCGGCTTTTAAAAACTGTTGATATAAAGAACTCGTTGCTTTCTCACGCTGCTTTTCAGCACGCCAACCAGTAGCTTTAACTGCTTTGTTTTTAAAATACTCTTTTACAATAGAACGAATAGCGTCTTGTACTTGTTTCGGTAGCTCTGCTTTTTTCTGTGCTTTTAAAGACACGTTCATACTAGAAATAATTGCCTTAGCCAAAGACTCAACGTCTTTGCCAAACTTATCTAATATTTTTTCTCGAGTTTCGTTGACTAAAAGTTTTTTACCCTCTGCACCCGCAGCACCACCTATAAACTCGCCTTTACGTAATGAGTCTATTGTGTCTTGAATGTCTAGTAATAAACCTTCTTCTCGTTTAGCGGGTGTAACAGGGGTGCCTTTAGCACCTGCTTCAGGTAACTGTGAAACACCTTTTTTAGACGCAAGATTTTCTACTTCAGCCGTTTGAACTACTGTTCCGTCTTCAAGTATTTTACCGCCACGTTTAACTATTTGAGCAGATATACCTTTTATCTGCTGTCTTATTGTATTTTGTTGTGCTGGTGTTTTAGCTACGCCTAATTTAAGTTGCGCTGACTCTAACCTAGAAGCAAGCTTCATAAGCGGAGTTGCTTTACCACCCTTATATCCTAGTTGTGTATTTGTAAGTTCTTCTTCAAGTCTAGCTAAACGACGGGACAGCTCAGCTTTTTCATCTTTTGTAAGTTGTTGAGGACGAACAATATTTTCTAATTCATCCTGTTTATTTTTTAATGCAACTTTAAGATTTTTTCTATCTTCAGCGCTTATCTTTGTGTTTTTAAGTTTTTTACTTATGCTAGTAATTTGTGTTCTTATACGGCTGCTAGCTGTTTTAGTTTCTTCGGCTAAACTCTTGTCCGCTTTAAATATATCTTTAATGTTGTTAATATCAGCACGCAACTTTTGCATGTGCGCTGGGGTATAAATACCAATAGGCAAATCTTTACCGACTCTGGTAGAAACAGGTACTTCTGCACCCCGCCCTTTAAACTCTCGCTGTATACCTAATCTTGTGCCAATATCAGTTGCTTCTATTTTTTCTTTTTGGCTATATCCAATGTCCGCCAGCTTAACCATAATTGCTTCAAGAAATTCTCTGCGGGGGTCAGTTGGCAAATCCATGCCTTGTTCTTTAATAAACGCATCATTCTCATCTATTAAAGCAAGTTGTTTTTCTACGCTTTCTGCAAGTTTGTCGGTATCTTTTGTTGCAGTAGAAAACGTCCATTTTTTTGTGCCAGCTTGCGTTGGCAAATCTAAAGCTCTGGCTTGGCTGTTGCTAAGGCTCTTTGCTTCAATAGCAGCCGTAATGTCTGACATCACATCTGGAGTTAACGTCTGGTTTTTTTGGTCTTCAAAATACTTGTCAAAGCTATTATTAAATACGTCTTTTTCTTTCTTGGGCAGTTGTGTCCAAGTTTCAAAGGCATCTGCACGCAATACCTCTCTTGTTCGAGAAGAGTAATCGGTAGCTAGTTGTGTTAGCCTAGAAGATATAGGCTCTCGCATAGTCTTAACTTTTTCATCATACGCCGCTTGATCAAACGGTGCGCCAGTCTCTTCTTCTTCGGCTAAAACACTAGCTCGTTGTACTTGTTTCTCAGCAAGCGCCTTACTTTCAGCTTGTTTAGTTTTATTTTCTTCAACCCTAGCTTGAGCTATTTTGACGTTTTGTACTAACGCATTACGTTTTTCTGGGTTGTCAAGAATGTTGCGATCTTCGCTTGCTTTATTTAAAGCGGCAAGTGCTTTGTCTAATTGCTCTTTAGGCGTACTTAAATTAATGCCTGCTTTTTTAGCCACTTCTGATAGTTGAGCTAATTCAGCGTTTCTGTTGTCTAATTCTTCGCCAACCCTAGTAATAGTATTTATGTCGCCATCTTTCATGGCATTTTGAAGTTGGTCTGTTAACGTACTAACAGCCTTATTTATAGCTTGATATTGTTGAACAAACTGTTCTTTGCTGTCTTCTGCTTTAGTAGCAGCCGTAGCTAAATCGGCTTGCTGTTTTTCTGATTCTGCTTGTTGCTGTTGTTGCTGTTGAAGATTGGCTTCACGTTGTTGTCTAAACTGTTCAAGAGTTAATTTAGCGGTGGGGTCTACTGGTTCATTGGGTAGCGGAGTAGTTTCTTTTAAATCGCCAACAATCTCACGCATTTGTTGCTGTAAAACTTTAAGCTCACTCTTACTTTCTTTCTGAGCTTCTGGGTCTACCCGCTTGTCTTTAATAGCATCTTGTAAAACAGAAATGTTAGCCTGTAAATCATTTCTTTTATCTAATAGCTCTTGCCTATACTCAGGAGTCTTTTTACGTGCTTCATCCGCAAGGCGTTGTTGCTCGGCAACTTTGGCTTCTTCTTCTCGTTGTAGCCGTGCGCCTTCTGATTTAATCTCCCCCCGCCTCATTGCTGTGCCCGGTACAGCTAACGTACCACCTAATACAGCACCGCCAATAAAACTATCAAAATACTCGTCTCTAGCTTTCTCGTTTGTAATAGATAAGCCAGCTTGTAGACGTTCTAGAACTTGTTGCCCAGCTTCAGTTAAACCTTCAACACCACCTGTTTTTAGAGCCTGCGCACCATAAGCGCCAGCTGTTTTTGCAATACCTTGCTCAGCAACTTTTTTAGCCATTTCAGGCGTAATTTTTTTACCTGCTTCACCAAATATTTTGCCAATACCCGGAATCATGCGTAAAGAAACTATGTCTAGCGCAGTCTGTGGAATAGCTCCTGCTACGCTTTTACCTAGGCTTGTTTCTGCAAGGGACTTAGCTGCAATACCTTCTTCTTCGTCGCCCTTCATTTGGCGACCAAGGTTTGAACCTGTGAATTGTGTTAAAGAAGCTAGACCCGCTAAACCAGTACCTACGGCAATCGGTGCGCCAGCAAGAGCCGCAGCTCCACCAGCAACAATAGGGGCACCCATATAGGGTATTGAACCACCAAGCGTTTCTTTAAACTTTTGAAATGGGGCTTCAGACCAACCTTCATCAGTTGGTTTAAATATTTGACCTGCTTTTTTCTCGTATGCAGCAGCACTTTTTTCGGCTTCTGCAACATCTTTAATGCCGGTTTTACCTTTAACCCGCTCGATGTCAGCTTTTAAATTTTCAACGCCTGCTTTAAATGCGCCTGTAAAACCTGTGTCTGCTTTAGGTGCTGGTTCAAAAAGTTCTTTATACTTTTCTCGTGCAAGCTTTAACGCTTCGCCTTGCGAAACCCCTTGGGGTACTTCCATATACGAGTTATCAGGCAGGCGTAGATATGGCATAAGTCTCTAATTAAAAATAGTTGGCGAAACTATGATGGTCTAATGACAGCGCCTTCCGGTATTGTACCAGATAAAAGTTGATTATTTTGTGTTTGATAGTAGTTTTCAAAATCACCGTAACCTTTTTTCTCTGCTTTAGACATTTTTTCCCATATTCCAGCCGCTGTAGTTCTATCTAACGTACCTTGTTTCTCGCCGGTTCTGGCTCCATACATAGCCTTAATGGCATCTACGGTTTTCATGCCGGGGTTATCTTGCATAATTCTATTTAACATAGCAATACCAGAATCAGGTTTACCCGCCATCATTTTTTGATATTTAGCTGTTTGTTCTGCGCTAAACTTATCAGTGTTAGCTTTAAACGTATCAACTTTAGCTTTAAACGCATTAAGAGTTAGTTCTGCTACTGCTTTTTCTTTATCTTGACCTATCTTAGCGTACTGCAATGCTTTATCTTCTTGCCCTTGTTCAAACAACTCAGTTGCTTTAGTCATATTAAAGTTGTAATCACGCTCATCTTTCTTAGCGGCTTTAAGTTCTTTAGCAGTTAACCAGCCTTGGTCACCAAATGCACCTATAGCATCGCCCAAGCCACCAGCAAATGTAGGGTTCTTAAGTAACGCTTGTCCAGCTTTCATTAAACCAAAACCAATACCTTCTTCTTTTACTTTACGTGGGTCATCGCCTTCATACTTCATGCTGTAAAAAGGATTATCCCGTTTTTTAAATTCAGGTGTTTGACCAAACATAGTTTTGTATTTTTGATCAAACTCTGATGGGTCAAACTTTAAATCAGTAGGAAGACCGGGGGTAACTACAGGAGAACCACCACCACCCCCACCAGTAGGACGAGGAGCTGCATCGCCCGCTGGAGGCGGAACATTAGGACGAGCAGCCGCAGCACCGGCACCAGCATCAACAAAATTGCGTTGAGGTAACGGCTGTAATAACGCAGGATTTGGTGGAGGAACATACTCTCCTTCCATTAAAGGCGCTGGATTAACTTGTTTAGAAGAAGTTGGGCGTAAATTCATTTTATCGTACTGAGCAATTGAAACAGGGTTATTTTCTAAAATAGCTTTTTTAGCTGTTGCTCTAGACTTGTAATACTCTTTACCTTCCGGAGAATTCATAAACTCCATTACAGTGCCTTTGTAATTATTAGGCATAGATGGCATGTTACTTTCTAACGCTTCTAAAGCAGCTCTTCTTCTTTCTTCCGGTGTTCCGCCTTCAGTAAACGCAATAATACCGCCACCAGCCATACCCATTGACTCCATATTAGGAGCAGGTATTTGACCTATACCGCTAGCTTCAGGCAGTTGTTGTGCGGCTTCTTCTGCAAGTAACTTATCTTTAACGCTAGGCTGTTTAGCCTGCATTTGTGCTTCAGCCCCTTGCATAGCGTTGCGCAAGCTCTTGCGCCCCATAGCTTCGGTCATCGCTGCAAACTGTGGAACAGCTAAACTTTTACCTTGCAAAACATCCGCTAACTGCATGTCGCTCATCTTACGAGCTAGTGCCATAACTTGACCCATATTACTAGGGCTTTTACCTCTAGGCGTTGGTCCCATTTGAGTTAACGCTCCTAAACCTGCTGGCATAGGGTTTGGAGACTTAGGTGCTGAAGACGGATTAATCATGTTCTTTCCTTAAGCAAACGCTTTAGATGCGCCCAAAGCACCAAGCCCTAAACCAAGAGCCTGTTGTCCTATAGCGGGTTGTGCTTGATACGATTGAGTTGTTGTATTCTGCATAGGTAAACCACGTAGCAACGAGTTCATAATACCCAACTGCATAAACGGATACTGCTGTTGTGTAGCGTAATCTTGAATTTGTTGGTTAATCTTCTGTTGTTCTTGGGCTTGCATCTGCGCACCCATTTGATTCTGGGTACTAATAATACCTTGTTGAGCAGCAAGTTGTTGTTGACCAATATTAGCGAGTTGATTACCCATTTGCCCAGCTTGACCTAAACCTTGTAGACCATACTGCCCAGCACCAATGGCACCTTGAACGCCTTGCATACCAGACTGTGCGCCTTGCATACCTAAACCAGCACCTTGCATACCTTGTGCAGTACCAGCAAGACCTAAATTACCAGCGGCAAGTTGTTGCCCTACACCTTGAAGTCCAGTTTGAGCACCTTGTATCTGTAAATTACCAGCTTGGTTAGCTCCTGATAAACCCATACCATACCCTTGCATAGCTTGAGAACCAGCTTGTCCAGCGCCTTGTAACCCCATACCATAACCAGCTAGCGCTTGTTGTCCAGCTTGACCAACACCTTGAAGTCCTTGTGCAGTACCTTGCATACCAGCTTGCAGTCCTTGCAGTCCTAAATTAGCGCCATATTGTTGAGCCTGTTGTGCTTGTTGAAACGCCTTATCGTAACCTTGACCAATGGCTTGTTGCTTAGCCATCTGTGCGCCTCTTTGGTTCTCAGCCGCCATTAATGCTTCACGGCTTCCACCAAACGCACCTGATTTAGTAGCTCCACTTTGTTGTTGAGTTCCGGTAATATCAGCTTGGCGTTGAATTTCAGCAAGTTGTGGTGCTAGTGAAGACTGTACGTACGGGTTCATGTACGCTTGTAGTGCCGCAGGACTTGTAGCTTGCTGTGCGTATTGACTACCAGCACCGGCAGCTTGAGCACCTAACCCAGCTCCCATACCACCATAACCAAGTGATTGTCCAGCGTAGCGTTCTCCAGATTGCGCACCTAACCCGCCATATAAAGCAGATTGTCCAGCAGCTGTTTGACCCGCTTGTGCACCTAACCCACCATATAAACTTGATAATCCAGCAGCTTGTTGTCCAGCTCCGGCTCCTTGAGCGCCATATTGTCCTGCATTAAGTGCAGCTTGTTGTGCTGCCTGTGCAGCTTGTTGTGAACCTTGTGCGCCGTATTCAGCACCCGCCCCACCATATAAAGCACCCGCATTACCATAACCTAATGCTTGTTGTTGTAACCCACCTGATTGGTCGGCAGCGCCTAATGAACCCATTGCCGCTTGACCTGTTAACGCAGTAGCGGCACCAAACTGAGCAGGTGTTTGTAAATTAGCAGCACCTTGTTGAGCGCTTTGTTGCAAAGGCGAGTAACTCGCCATGTAATCGTTAGGGTTTTTGCTAAATGGTGTATACGGACGAAAAGTCGTCATGTCATCGTTATAAATCTGCGTCTGTGCAGACCCTAGCATGTTCTCTACATACGGCTTAGCATACTCAGGTATATTGGCTGTATTGGTTGTAGATACTTGCGGACCACCCCCACCTCCGCCACCAAAGCTGAGTTTAAATTGGTCTACTAGTAACCACGTAAAAAGTTTTAACATATTCATAGTGTTGCCTCTAATATAATGTGGCGTTCTTTCATACCCAATTGTCTATAAAGCCGAGCCGTTGTTTTCTTTGCTGCGCATCTCACTTTTGTAGCCCCTTTTAACTTTGCAATAGCACACATTTGTTTATACACGTCTTCGTTCACAATGCCTTTACCAGCTAATGTAGTTATAAAAGCTACCCTATCATTAAATTTATTTATAAACTCAATGGTTCCAGCACCGTGAATTTTATTTTGTTCGTCTACTGCTACTAATAATAACCAAACACCTTGAGACAATAAACCTTTAACTTGGTCTAATGTATATTCTTCTTCGTCTACCTTTAAAACAGTTTTAAAAAAATCTTCAACCAGAGGCCATGTTTGATGAAAATGGTCAGTAAAAACCGGTTTAACCGTCAACGTCATGCGGGCATAAACCTATCTGCTTTAACAGCAGGTGCTTGTTTCTTTTTACCTGTTCTTGCACGTCTTACTTTGTCCATCATAGCGTATAACCTCTTGGCTCCAGCATCGGTAGAACCATTACCTAAATGACTAACTACATCTGCAGGTACAACAAACTCACCATCAGCTAAACGAGCAGGTTGTTTCTTACCAATCATAGCTGGAATGTTATCGCTCATACCATCGCCCGGACCTTTAAGCATACGCCCACCATCCGAATAACTTCCTAAATGAGACAAACCACCACCCGCAGCAGTAGGTATTTCTCCAAGTCTAGTCATAGCAGATGGGCTACTAATACCAGCCATATTTGCGCCATAGCGGGCGTTATTAAGATTTGCAAGACCAGCTTCGTATGGGTCCATTGCCGCTAAACTTCTATCAGGAGTTAGTGTCGCTCTTTTCTTTTTGGTCGTACTTCCGCCGCTAGCCATACGTTGGGCAATATTTCCGCTCATTGGGTCTGTAAGCATATCGTACTGCGATGTTCCCATTGTTGCTTGTGCAGGGTTAGCAAAGTTTGTTTGAGGACGTAAATCCATTAAACCACCGCCAGCCGCATATTTTGCTCTGTAATAAGGGTCTGGTTTTACTGCTTCTTGTGCTCGAAAGTTAGGAGATATACGTTTTAATCTACTAGGGTCTTCTGCGGTAGGTACAAGACTTTGTTGTTCATCTAACATAGACATAACAGGTAGCGCTTGAATACCTAATTTTTGCGCTGTGTCTACACCACCGTCACCAAGACCTTGATAATAATTGCCTGATAAAACTCCGGGTTTAGACATACTGCCGGGATTTAAAGCAGTACTAGAGTCTCTAGCATTTTGCATTAATCCTTGAGTTTCATATGGGTCTATTTTTGGAACAGCATTAGCAGCTACTGGCGTATTATAAAGCGCTTGATTATTAGCAGCTTCGGCAAGAGATTCATTAGCAATAGCAGATTGATAAGCAGGGGTAGTACTAGGAGGTATGTAAGAGTTTGGCGTTACTGGTGTAGTAAATGCGGCTGAGGTATCAGGGACAGTTGCGCCTGCTGGTAACGTAGCAGCAGGAGGTGTTATGCCTGATGGTACTGCCGCTTGTCCTACGCTAGCAATGTCGCCTACTGGAGCAGCTGGTGGAGCACCAACGCCAAACACATTAGCATCACCATACGCACCTAAACCACCAGATATAGCACCGCCAATACCGCCAGATAGCGCAGCTTTACCAACATCTTTACCTTGCAAAGCAGCCATACCGCCATTAATTAAAGCACCTGAACCAGCGCCAGCCAATATACCACCAGCTGTTGCAGCAGCACCAGCACTCATACCAGCAGTACCTAAAGCGCCAGCAAGAGCGGGAGCAGCAGCTCCAGCAGTTAAATATGTTAATCCAGCAGCGGCAATAACAGGAAGAATATCAGATAAAAACCCAGCTTCAACTAAGCCAGTATCAGGGTTAATAGTCAACGAGCCACCACTAGCTTTAGCAAGCGCTTGTAATCCATTTACTTCTTTTGGAGTCATGTGCACGAGCATACTATCGGACCCACGTCCTTTAGTAGCCATATGTTTAGCAGCTGCGTGTAAACTCATATTAGACCTCTTTTAATTTTTCATATAATATCATATTAAACCGTTGTTCCAGCGGAATCTTTCCATACAGTTCCGTTCCAATAAATTGGTTTTACAAGCGTTGTGTCATAGTAAAACTGTCCTACTAAAAGAAACTCAGTTGGTCTATTTGCTGTTGTTCCAGAATTAGGTGTAGACGTAGATAAAGAAAAGTTATCTACCTGAGTAAAGTAAAGTCGTAGGACGTTGAGCAATTGATTAATATAGTCTTGAGCGTAGGTAGCCGGACCAATAGGTAAGTTTGGGGCTTTTAACGGTAACGGGCGTATCGTTTTATCAGGAGTAACCATTATCTTCTGCCATCAGGTCTAATGTCTATACGAGGTGCGCCTAGTTGCCAAGCCACCCCAACGGTGTTTGACTCAATCTTAAACGCCATCTGTCTTCCACGAATCCTTGTAAAAACTTGTCCAGTAAACTCTTGAATGTTATAGAAGTTTTGCGTATTACTATAGACGTTGGAACTTTGTACTTTAGGACTATCAGCCGCACCATAAGCAGTCCCAGAATTAACTCTAGGAAGTACGGTCATTGTTACAGACGGAGAACTAACATTAGAACCGTTAAAATTAAGGTCAGGCAGAATCCGCCATACAAAACCAAAGTTATGCCCATCGCCAATATCAAAGTCAGAAGATTGTATATATGCAGTTATTGGTAAAGTAGCTGTCGTTGCGTTGTCGTTTACACCACTCTCGTGGAAAAGAAGTCTACTGTTATAGTCAGCTGCTAAAGGATAGAGTTGTAAACTAGTATCCAGCCAAGCAGTTCTACTTAAAGAACCAAAATACCAAACTTGGTCTAAGTAATTATAGATAACATACTTGTCTATAACCGTGCCGCCAACCGTGTCGTTACTTACATAGAACCACCAGACCTCGTTATAGCCCTCGTTAGAAGCAGCAAATATCTGATAGTTTTGGTCAATGTTTACGTCTTGGAAAACATACTGACGGACTGTGCAAGGTAGGGTTTCTACTCGACCCGT